ATTATCAGTTTGATGACTTGATCGTTCTTAAGAACAATCAGGGTACTGAGGAAACTCGTGTTCGTCATATGGACTATGGTGTAGTTCTATCCGCATTCTTTTGGAAGCGTTTCAAGAACAAAGAGAACATCACCTTCTTTGATCCAAACGAAGTGCCTGACTTGTATGAAGCATTCTACAAGGACACTGCAAAGTTTGAAGAACTTTATGTGAAGTATGAAAAGCGTAAAGATTTACGCAAGAAGACAATGAGTGCTGAGGAAGTCTTCAAGGGAGGCATTCTCAAAGAACGCACTGACACTGGTAGAATTTACCTAGTGTTCATTGACAATGTTATGAATCAAGGTCCTTTTGACCCTGAGTATCACACAATCTATCAATCAAATCTTTGTGTTGAGATTCTTCTTCCTACAAAGTCATTCAAGCGATTAGACGATCCTACAGGTCGTATTGCACTTTGTACCCTCGGGAGTATGAATTGGGGTTCATTTAGGAATCCAGAAGATATGCGCAGAGCATGTCGCATTCTATTGCGTAGTTTGAACAACATTCTTGATTACCAGGACTTCTTGTCTATTCAAAGTAAGCTATCAAATGATGAGATTCGTCCAATCGGTATTGGTGTTACGAATCTTGCATACTGGCATGCTAAGCGTGGATACAAGTATGGAGAAAAGGAAGCACTACAAGATGTAAAGAGTTGGGCAGAGCACCAAACATATTATTTGATGGAAGCTAATGTTGAACTCGCCAAAGAGCGTGGCAAGTGTTTAGACAGTGACAAGACCCGTTACGGTAACGGGATCTTCTCATGGGAGCTTCGCTCAAATGGAGCTAATGAACTAGCTGACTTTACCCCTGAACTTGAATGGGAAACACTTAGAGCAGAAATGAAAACATACGGTGTTCGTAACGCAACTGTCGGCGCAATTGCTCCGGTAGAATCAAGTTCAGTAGTTATCAATTCTACTAACGGAATTGCAATGCCCATGAGCTTGATTAGTGTTAAGGAATCAAAAGCAGGATCATTCATTCAGGTTGTTCCCGAATATCAAAAGTTGAAGAACAAGTATCAGCTTATGTGGGACCAAACAGACTGTGTAGGGTATCTCAAGACCTCTGCTGTTCTTGCTGCTTACATGGATCAGTCAATCAGCACTGATACATTCTATAACCCTGCTCACTTCCCTGATAGAAAAGTTCCGACTACTCTTATCGCAAAGAACTTGATGCTTGCTCATAAGTGGGGAATCAAAACCCTTTACTATAGCTTGATTAACAAGAAGGGTTCTAAAGAAGAGGAAGATGAAGCACCGCTAGAAGTTATTGATTTCTTTGAAGATGATGGTGATTGCGAAAGCTGTAAATTATAATGTTAGAAACAATTTGTGATATTTTAAAGGATGCCTATGCTCGTAACTGGATTACTAGCCGCGACGGCAATATCAGTATTCGTCATCACGACCGTGACCACTTCTATATCACCCCTAGCGGTGTAAGAAAGCAGACACTACAGCCTGACCAATTCAAGAAGATTGGGCTAGTAGATACTGGCACCGAAACAATTTGTAAGATTCTACCCTACACTGCTATCTCTAGTGAGTTACAGCCAAGCGGTGAATTGCCATTACACTTCGGCTTGCTTAAGGCTTTGGGTCAGCACAGTGATGACATTCGTGTTGTAGTTCATGTTCACCCTACATACTGTGTTGCTGCAATGCACGCCGGTATCAACCTGAATGAGTTAGTGACACACTTCCCTGAGTTGGGGAGATACACTAGAGTTGCTCCAAATGTAGGAGATGTTCCTCCTATCAGCGAAGAACTTGCTACACAGTGTCATACTAACTTAGGACTTGACAGTGAAGGCAACATTGCTTATGACATCGTAGGCATTAAGGGACACGGCGTAGTTGCAATTGATACTACACCTTGGCGAGCATATGAACATATTGAGCGCCTAGAACATATTTGTAAAATCGTATTAGCATCGGGGAATTATTAAATGAGCAAAAGTCAATATAACTTAACAACAAAAACAAACTATCTTAACCGTAAGATGTTCCTTGACCCAGCAGGCCCTGTAACCATTCAGCGTTTTGAAGAAGTCAAGTATCAGAAGCTACAGAAGATTGAACAATCAGCCCGCGGATTCTTTTGGGTTCCGGAAGAAATCTCACTGACTAAAGATGCAAATGATATGAAAGATGCCAGTGAAGCTGTTGCGCACATTTTTACTAGCAATGTTCTTAGGCAGACAGCACTTGACAGTTTGCAAGGTAGAGCACCAGCACAAGTCTTTACTCCGGTATGCTCTATCCCCGAACTTGAAGCTATTATGAGTAACTGGAGCTTCTTTGAAACAAACATTCACTCTCGCTCATACAGCCACATCATTCGTAACATCTACAATGTTCCCAAAGAAGTATTCAACACGATTCATGACACTGCCGAAATCATTGAAATGGCATCAAGCGTAGGTGAGTATTACGATGCACTCCATCTAATTAACTGTCAAAAAGAACTGGGAATGAAAGTAAATGAACAGCGTCATATTGAAGCAATTTGGTTAGCACTTCACGCCTCATATGCACTTGAAGCTTTCCGCTTTATGGTGTCGTTTGCTACAAGTCTCGCAATGGTTGAAAACAAGATTTTCATGGGCAACGGCAACATTATCAGCTTGATTCTACAGGACGAACTCTTGCACAAAGAGTGGACTGCTTGGATGATTAATCAGGTTATCAAAGAAGACCCTCGTTTTGCTAAGGCTAAGATTGATTGTGAAGCACAAGTTCGTAAGATTTATGAAGATGTAATTCGTGAAGAAAAAGAATGGGCCATCTATCTCTTTAAGAAGGGCCCGGTCATCGGTCTTAACGAACGTATCATGATTGACTTTGTTGATTATAACGCAGTAGACGCTCTTAAGCAAATCGGCATTAAATACTGGAATCCAGCTCCAAAGACTACTCCTATTCCTTGGTTCAATAAGCATATGGATACTAGTAAGAAGCAGACTGCACTTCAAGAATCAGAGTCAACTTCATATGTAATCGGGGTGATGAGTGATTCATTAGATTACGATGAATTACCAAATTTATGATAAAAAGTTTAGCTATTTACGGAGACAGTTTTGGAACTCGTAGCCTCAGTAAAGATTATGATAGACAGTTAAAAGGTTTGTCACATCATTGGTCAACGTTACTACAGCAAGAATATAACTGTGAATTAACCAACTATGCACTTAGTGGATCTTCAGTATACTATTCTTATAAAGAATTTGAAAGAACTAATCATCTGCATGATTTGATTATTTTTTTAGTTACTGAACCTAATAGATACATTAAACCTTTACATTTTTTTGGTGGAGAACAATGGTGCATTACTAACCAAGTACAAATTGACGTTTGGAAAAAAACGATGTCACTATCCACCGACGACCGAGAATTATTAAAAAAATTAGAACATTGGTTTGAACTTTCGGATGAAGATTATCAGTATGATAACAGCGAATTGATGGTAGACAAAATTTCTTCAGTTGGTCCGCATGTTATCGTAATACCGTGCTATGAATGCTCATACCGAGACGAGTATAAAGAAAAATTACAATTACCCAACAATGTTAATTTATGTTCTCTCTATTATGCACAAATGGATGAATTTCAATTTACGGATACTAGCATGGGCATTAAATGGGACGAAAACTCTGAATTTATATCAGGGCATTTAACTCCCGAGTACAATAAAATAGCATACGAAAACATTAGCTACTATATAAAAAATAGAGTTTGGAACTGGAATATACCGAACAGTAAAATAATTGATACCCCTAACAAAGATAATTACTATATAAAACTAAGAGGATAAAAATATGAAAGCAATTGTATGGTCAAAAGATCACTGCCCCTATTGTGTGCAGGCTAAGACACTTCTAGAACAGAAGGGTATTGAATTTGAAGAAAGAAAGATTGGTGAAGGATACACTAAGGAAGACTTGCTTGAAGCAGTTCCCAATGCACGTACCGTACCTCAGATTTTCCTCGACGGAGAACTCGTCGGTGGATTTACAGAACTTCGTGCTAAGTTTTTAGCAGAAGCAGCATAAGAAAGAACGAATATGACAATTACAGTTGGAGAAACCTACACATTCAAGTTGACTTCCGGAGAAGAAGTTATCGGAAAAGTTACTGAAGTTGAAGAACATCTTGTATCACTAAAGGATCCAGTATCAGTTGCACCCGGACCTCAGGGATTGGGATTAATGCAGAGCATGTTTACTGCAAATCCGAAGGATCCTGCAAGACTAAATATTAATAACGTAACTATCTATGCATTGACCGATGAAAGTGTTAAGGCAAAGTACATTGAGGCTACTACTGGTCTAGTAGTGCCTGATAAGAAGCTTATTTTAGGATAACAAATGGCTCAACTCAGTAGAAAAGGTGATCAGAATCAAGCAGGCGGAAAGATTGTCCGTGGTGCTAGCACAGTCTTTGCTAATAGCATTGCAGTGGGTTTGAATGTCAGTGACATTACGCCTCATGGCGATGGACCTCACGCTAAAGCAAAAACAACAGAGGGTAGCCCAACTGTATTTGCTGAAAATGTCGCTGTTCTACGAGTTGGGTCAGGCAATACGTGCGGACATAAGATAACTCAGGGTAGCCCTGACGTTTTTGTACCATAAGGTGATACATGGCTGACACAGGTAAACAAAGTCCATTAGGAGTCAACGTGATTGGTTCCTATCTATTAAATCAAGGGTTATCCATTAATCCTGTTTCAGCTTCATATATGGGTGCTAGTAAGACAAACTCTGCTTATACATTCGGTAGCTTAGTTAGCAATACATCATTACGCATGTTAACTTGGGCTATCAATGATGGGTACCTTCGTGGCGTAGCGGTATCGGGTGCAACTAAAACACTATCAGATAGTACATATAACAATCTTATCAGTATTGGTGCAGGAACGGTTCCCGCGCTAGGTAATGCGAAGCCTCCTACTTATGTTGCAACAGATCCGTCCAATAATTGGGCAAGACCTGAAGGAGTTTCTTCTCCTCCATCTTTTGCAGAACAATTTGGAAGACAATCAGGCTATTCTAGTGCATTGCCAGGACCTGC